TCGAAGAAAAAGTCGATTCCGCGGAGGGGGGTGGCTCGCGCAGGACGGGGGGGAGCCCTCAACCCCTATATATCTAAAATGATTATCTTTGCTAAAAAGAGCCATGATAAAAATTACATTAGACAAGATGTCCGGCATGACTATGCAGAACGGACGGTTAGTTAACCACATGCCTGACGGCGTAACAGGAATCCAAAGAGCTGCTGACATGCGTAAGATGCGTAAGCGTGAGCAGAAGATTGAGATGATGGTAGAGGCAGATGTACGTGCTTCTATGCGCGAGAAGATGCTTGGTTACGAGTAAGAGACCCACTAGAAAGGTGCGGGGAGGGAGCAATCTCTCCCTTTTTTTTGTGTGTCAAACGCATAGTCAGAGAAGATACATTTATCAAACACTTTGCCTCCGTCTCTTTTTCGACTCTTTTTTTTTAAGGCTTCTATTTTGTACTTCTAAGTAATTGTTCTTTTATATTCTATATTTCTGTCATTAAAATGTCAATAATAATGTCAATAATTAATAGTTAACTAATTGATAATCAATACTAATGTCAAAAATGCTGAAATTAAAGAAGGTTTCTAATTAAAATAAATAATAAAAGGAGGTAAAAATATATATATATAATAGGGACCATGTTAGTTTGGCATACTACCAAAATTTATTTTTGGGAGTGTCTTTGGTTTAAGAATAGTTTGTAAATTTGAGTTCTACTTTAGTCAAGTATAGGATGGGGTGTCAGGTGAAAGCGGTGCCCCTTTTTTATTATCTTTGTGGTATTGTTTAACCCATTAATTTTTTAACGATGGAAAAGTTTATTTCGCTTCCGGTAACGGGACAACCAAATCAGTTGGTTAGTGTTACTAACATTGCATTGGTATCTGCGGGTACAGGTGCTACCAACAACACTGCTACTGCAACTACAACTGTTATTACGTACACCAACGGTCGTGCTGTCACTCTGACTCACGCTGCACAGGTTGCCTATGACATGCGTACTGCTGTACAGGATGCTATTGCTGCTGCATTGGCTACATCTTGGACTAATGTTGCTTACGTGGCATCTGTTCCACGTGCTATCAGCCAAGTAACTATTGCGTAGTACTTCAAGCTATTTAGAGAGAGCCATCCTTCGGGGTGGCTTTTTTTGTGAAAAATAATTAAGTGTGGTGAAAAACACTTAATTTTGTGACAGTTAAATTTAATTGTATATGATTGAGAACTTAGGTTACTCTCCGAAGGACATAAAGTTTGGAGAGCTTGGGCGAGAGAAGCTCATTAATGGAATCACAAAGATTGCAGGTGCTGTAAAGAGCACGCTAGGCCCACGAGGCAACACAGTGCTGATTGAGTCAGCTAACCACACAGCAGGTATTACAGTAACAAAGGACGGGGTGACTGTCGCTAAGGCTGTAGACCTACTTGACCCGGTTGAGAACTTGGCTGTAAGGATGATGAAGGAGGCTGCCGACAAGACGGCCACCAATGCGGGTGATGGTACAACTACTGCCATTGTACTTACTGAGGCGTTGGTCCTTGCGGGAGATGAGATAATCAATCCTGAGCTGAATCGTATTCAGGTGCTACGCCACATCAGTGAGATAGCTGACGAGGTGGTTGAGAGCCTAAAGAAGAAGAAGAAGAAGGTGACCAAGAAGATGGTGAGCGATGTGGCTACCATATCCGCCAACAACGACAAGAACATCGGTGGAATCATTTCGCGCGTATACAACGAGATTGGTACGAATGGGATTGTTACCGTGGAGAAGTCACAGACCAACGAGACATATGCAGAGAGCACTCATGGCTTCAAGATACAGCGTGGGTACTACTCGCCATACTTCATCAACGACCACAAGCGTGACGAGTGTGTGTACGAGGATGTATTGGTATTGGTGTGTGACGCTGAGATTCACAACATTCTTCAGTTGGAGAATATCCTTAAGCCAATCATTCAGGAGGGCAAGCGTCTTCTTATCATTGCACCATGCTCTACAAACGTGGTAAATACATTGGCTGCAAACGTGGCCAAGGGTAAGCTTAAGATATGTGCTATTGAGCCGCCTAGCTTTGGGTACAAGAAGCACGAGCTGATGAGCGACATCGCGCTAGCTGTAGGTGCCAAGTACTTCAGTGAGAAGACGGGTGACGACTTGAGCTTGATGACATATGCTGACCTAGGTCACGCATCTAAGATTATTGTTGACTCGCAGAACACTGTAATCATTAACTCACCGGCACGTACTGACGAGGAGGCTGTGGAGGAGCGAGTTGCTCAGCTATGGGCATCACACGCAGAGGCGACCAAGAAGCATGACAAGGACTTCATCCTGTCTCGCATCGCATCGCTTACGGGCGGCGTTGGTGTCATCTATGTGGGTGGTACCACTGACATTGAGCAGAAGGAGCTATACGACAGGGTTGATGACGCTGTGTGTGCAGTACGCTCAGCACTAGAGGAGGGTGTCCTTCCGGGTGGTGGCAAGGCACTCCTTGATGAGGCCATCTCTCTTAACAATATTGTTGGGAAGACCAAGGAGTATGACGCAGCACTCTCAATAATGCGTAGTGCGCTAAGCACGCCTGTAAAACAAATCTTGGCAAACGCAGGTCTTAATTTTTATGACATCTACACATTTGGTAATGGGTCCTTAGCTGATGGGCAGGGATATAATGTCAAGACGGGTGAGTACGGTGACCTTATGCAGATGGGTGTAATTGACCCATTCAAGGTGACACGCTCAGCACTGCAGAACGCAGTGAGTGTTGCTACAACTATCTTATCAACTGACGCTATTATCACAATGGCGCGAACATATGACGCACGATGATTGCAATAGGAAAGAATATTATCATTGAGACAGTAGAGAAGGAGGTCAAGACCGAGTCGGGCCTCCTCTTAAGTGCCCATGACGCGAATGAGTTTCGCTATAAGGTGGGTAATGTTATCGTACCGGGTACTGACGTGAGCGTCATCAAGGCCGGGGATGAGATTTACTACGACAAGAACAACTCATATACCATGGTTATCAACGACAAGCCGTACACCATCATTCACGAGCGGGACGTTGTTGTTGTTTCAGGTAGGAGTTCAGCTCTCTAATTGAGTTTCTATAGACCTTGCTCATGTATTTGGCATTGCTCTTGAACATAGGATTGTACTTAGGGGTGATTGGCATCTCTTCACCCTTAAGCATCCTGTAGATACTCTGCACAACACGCTTGCCATCCGGCGAAATCTGATAGATTGCACGAGTATTCGTGCGTGGGTCGTACTTTCTGAACGACTCAATCCACCCGTTCTCCTTCAGACGCTTAAATCTGTCCGCATCCCACGACACAATTCGTGAGAACTCATCAAAACGGGCCTTCGAGAAGTACTTTTCTGTGTATATAAACATCAGCATGTCAAGGTCTGACTGTGTTAAGCCATGCTTTACCTTAATATACTGCCTAATCACCCTCCAATACTTGAGGTAATCGTCCATATTTGATTGAATTTTATTATTAACTTTGTCAAAGTTAACTATTTAAAAAGTAAATAATGGCAAAAATGGATTACAATAGCAGCACATTCCGTAATGCAGCTATCGACAAGCTTCAGGGCAAGTTTGGTCAACCTACACAGCGTTCAACTAGCGCATCTAGCACTACACTAGCTAACCCATTCCAACAAAAGACACCACTATCTCAGGGATTAGGTGATACATCAATCAAACGACCTGCTGCACCTAAGACTCCCGCGGCTAAACCTACAGCTAAGCCTGTTGAGACCAAGCCAACGGCTATGGCATCAGAGACAAAGGCACCTGCTGCACCGGCAAGGACCGTCAAGGACGTCAAGAGAGAAACAAAGGTTGCTGTTGCTGAGGCAAAAGGCAAGTCAAAGGTATCAAAGGCCAATATGAAGGGTGCTATGACACCTGACGACAAGATGGAGCTCCGTGAAAAGAGAGCAAGTAACGTAGGTAAGGCTGTTAAAAGCACACTAGAGGTTGTTGGCACAGGACTAGGCCTATATGGTACTTACCAAGGCATCAAGAAAGGCTCTAACTAATGGGAATGACCCTGTTTGCTGAAGGATTTGATGATGCCATCATTGGCATGGACATGAATAGCGAGGTTTACCGCGTTATCTATGGTGTCGAGAAGATGATATTTATCCTGATGCATAGGGACAGCATGACTGAGGAGGAGGCAACAGAGTACCTTGAGTACAATGTCTTTTCAACATACCTAGGAGAAGGAACGCCGCTCTACATCTATCAGATGTCAGCAGACGAAATAAGAGAAATACTATGGCAGTAAAATATACAGATAGCGGAGTACCATACTCAGACAAGACCAAGAGCTTGGCTACAGACCTGAACCAAATTAACTTCAATAACCTTCAGGCAATGAAGCTTATGAGCAAGGCATACAGCGTAAAGTCGCAGCTTGGTCGTAAGAAAGGCGGTAGACAGACAGGCGGTCGAGTCGAGGCGAGCCTAGCTTCGCTAGGCAGTGGAGTGTCGCTACCAAAACTTACTAAACAAAGATATACTGAGTAAGATGGCAGACAAAAGTAAAATGAAATGCAACTCACCACGTCCTTCTGACCGGGCAGGAAAGAAGATGATGGTAAAGGCTTGCTCAGGAGGCACTGAGAAGCTTCTGCACTTCGGCGCACGTGGGTACGGACACAACTATAGCGCTGCTGCACGTAAGTCATTCAAGGCTCGCCACAGCTGTGACACTGCCAACGACAAATTAACACCAAGATATTGGGCCTGTAAGAAGTTATGGGCAGGTAAGGGTGGTAGCACTCAGTCATCACCATCAAACCGCAGAGGAAAGTACTGATGAAGGACGCCTGCTACAAAAAGGTCAAGGCATCTTATGATGTGTTCCCCTCAGCTAGAGCTTCGCAGGCTATTGCTAAGTGCCGTAAGGCGTCAGGAAATGTAAAGAAGACTGAGAAGGGAACTAGTCTTAAGAGATGGGAGAAAGAGAAGTGGGTCGATACTAGAACAGGTAAGGCCTGTGGTGCAGGTGGTAGCAATGAGTACTGCCGACCATCCAAGAGAGTGTCTTCAAAGACACCGGTAACAAAGAGTGAATTAAGTCCATCCAAGCTTGCAGCCAAGAAGGCTGAGAAGTCAAGGGTAGGGATGGGCAACAGAGTAAGTAACGTTAAAAAGAAGTAAAATGAAAAAGCAAGGATTCAATGCAAAGATGGACGAGTCAATAGCGGCTCGCAATGGTAAGAAGACCCAAAGTTTGAAAGCTCGCCGTGATGAGGCTAAGGCTATGAACAAGAAGTCAACAGGCAAGGCATACGCCTCTGTTAAGACAATGGACAAGAAGAAAAAATGAAACTGACAAGCAAGAGTCGTGGATTAGGCGACACAGTAGAGAAGCTTACTACAGCGACAGGCATCAAGAAGGTTGTCGATACAGTTGCTAAGGCTACAGGTAAGGATTGTGGTTGTGGCAAACGCAAGGACGCGCTCAATCGTATGTTTCCGTACCAAAAATAACCCGTATATTTGTAAAAAAATAAGACATGAGTCAGATTAATGTAAATAACGTATTGCCATTAAATTGGAATGCAGTAAATGTAAATGGAGCTTATACTTCATTAGTTGTTGGTAGTTTAAGAATAGGCAATGCAAATATTGCTGCATCAGGAACTAATAACACAATCATTGGTTCAGGCGCGGCAGCTAACGTAACGGGTGCTGCTAACACAATCATTGGACAAAGCGCAGGTGGCTTATTAACATCAGGTCAAGACAATACATTTATTGGTCAGACGGCGGGCGCTAATACTACAACAGGATTCTCAAATACATATATCGGGCAGTCAGCGGCTGTTAATGCTACAACTGCAAATGGAAACGTTGTTGTTGGTGATGGAGCAGGATTTAATATCTCTACGGCTATAAATAGTGTGTTTGTTGGGAACAGCACAGGTCAAGGTGTTAGCAATATCTCAGGAGACAATATCGTTTTATTAGGTGCAGCAGCAAGACCAAGTGTTGCAGGTGCTAGTGGAGAGATTACTCTTGGTAATACAGGAATTACAGCTCTTCGTTGTGCCGTTACATCTATCACATCTTTGTCAGATGCGCGTGATAAAAAGGACATTACTGAGCTACGTGCAGGTTTGGACTTTGTAAAGGGTCTTCGTCCTGTTGAGTTCGTTTGGGATGACCGCGATGAGGATGGGAAGCATGGTGTTTCTGACTTTGGATTCATTGCTCAGGAGCTTAAATCTGCTCAAGAGGATGCTAACTTAGCTGACGTTCTTAAGCTTGTTTACGAGTCAAATCCTGAGAAGCTTGAGGCATCTTACGGTAAGCTTGTTCCAATCTTGGTTAAGGCAGTTCAGGAGTTGGCTGCTAAAGTTGAACAACTAGAGAAGAAAAAATAATGATAGCAGCAGGAACTAAGTTCATCGGTCTCTCAGCAAACTATCCAACTGTTGAGCGCCGCTCAGGATTAATAAATTCAGAGTCTGAGGCGTACACAATTGAGGATATTACAGCTGATTCATCCGGTCAGTCAATATATGCAAATGGATTTTCGATTGCGGGTGCTATTAACACCAATATCTATCTACCTGAGGGAGCTACGGTAAACTACACAGGCCCTCTTTCTATGGGTTCGGGATATATATTGACTGTTCCTGTGGGAACAACTTTAAATATTTTATAAAAATAAACTACTACTAGAATAAAGCCACCTCAACGGGTGGCTTTTTCTTTTTAAAATATTACCTATCTTTGTGTTATTAATTTATAAGAGATGTCAGTATATCAAAAATTACAGACTAGCGTAGGTCTGAATATTGTATCAACAGATAACGCGTATATCCCAACAGTTGGGGTTGTAGCAGCAGGTTTAAACGGAACTACAATTGCCAATGAGCTTGAGGATGTTACAGCCACATTTGAAACTAATAATGTACAGGTTGGTGATGTTGTGTACAACAATGTTACATTGCAGGCTGCTACAGTCATACAGGTTATTGACGAGACGCGTCTGTTGTTAAATGCGAATATCTTCTTGTCTACGGGCGAGAGCTATACTGTGTATGTGCAGAATGAAAAGAATGCCGCTGTGTTGTTCATCGGTACAGGTGGTAAGCTTCGTGTAATCACTGCAGGTGGTCAAGATGTTATCTTTGACTCAATCTTGGGTGGTACGTTCTTACCTGTTCAGGTGCTTAAAGTATTCCAAACAGGAACAACAGCGACAAACCTTGTAGCATTGTGGTAAGATGATTACTAACGGCATTCAGATTGTAAATGAGATTGGCGTGACGGGTGAAAACTCAATCTCGCCCATCTACCCATATGAGCGCGTTACAGACGATGGTATCAACAGATACACAGACGATGGTGACGAGCGTATAATTGACTGATAGATGGCAGGTATTAAGATAGTTGACTTACCACCTTTAGGTAGAGACTTGGCAAGCACAGACTTGCTTGAGTTGTCACTAGCCGGAGGCACAGGCTCCCGTAAGATTACGGGGCAAGAGATAATGAACACCTCAAAGTTGAACATCGGCACAACTGCTATTACTTCAGGTACAGTCGGACGGGTGTTATTCGAGGGAACGGGGAATGTTGTGCAGGAGTCGGGGAACTTGTTTTGGGATAATACGAATGGAAGGTTGGGGATAGGAACTAGTTCACCTATACAACCTCTAACAATAAACGGACGAGCATTAATCGGAACTGCTACAAATATTGGAAGTGGAACGGGTTTAACTGCATTACAAGTAAGTGCAATTGGAACTTCACCAATACAAATATTATCAGATTCAACAAAGGTATTTGGATTGACTTTCGAATACAATTCAGCAGCGACTTCATTCTATATTTTCTCTGATTACTATTCGGGAGCAGTTGAACCTAAGTTAACTTTTGGAACTTATACCAACAGAACTAATCAACTTGTTTTAAACAAAACGGGAAACATCGGCATAGGCACAACAACCGATGCAGGTTACCGCTTAGACGTTAACGGAACTGCGAGGGTGAGTGGGAATGTAACTTTATCAACGGGAATTTTAGGATTTGACGGAAATACGAGATTTCAAAGTTTAAGCAATAATTTTTTTTCACATCAAAGACTTTCGTCTTCAGGTACGCTCGGTTTTGACATTCGAACATCAGGTGGTCAAAGTTCGTTTTGGGCTTATAATGACGGTACGGGTGATGTTAACTTTGGTCAAACGTCAGTAGGTTCAGGTGCTTTAAGATTGTTTACTGCTAACGCTGAAAGAATGCGCATATTTTACAACGGCAACGTAGGCATCAACACCACCACAGACGATGGTTTCCGCTTAGACGTTAACGGAACTGCGAGGGTGCAGGGGAATGTCACGACAAGTGGAAATATAGACGCTTTAGGCTCTTCAAATTCAATAAATGTAGGGAACGGAGGATTTCCGACTTTTCGTATAAATAGTAGAGTAACAATCCAAGAAGAAGGCTCAACGCAAATGTCCCTAGGACGTGGCTATTCTGTTATTCGTTTTAGTCCATCAAACACAGAAGTTGCAAGATTTAACGGAGGAAATCTACTCATCAACACCACCACAGACGCAGGTTATAAACTTGACGTGAATGGTACTGCGAGGGTGCAGGGGGATTTATCAACTAGTGCAGGTAAAAATATGCTATTTGGAACAACCCTACCATCAAGACAAACAAATTCTGCACAATATCCTGCAATTTTTGTAGGTAATAGTAATAGTGGAATATTTGGAGAAACTACTACAGGTTACAAAGGAATAAATTTAAATGCTAATATAGTAAGAGACACTTCATTATTTTGGGTGTTACAAGATACTACTCAGCCGGGATGGCTAGTAGGTGTAAATTATGAATCAGCTTTTACGGATGCGTTTAGTATAAGTAGGTCTTCTGCAACAACAGGAACTGCTAATTTATCAACTCTTTTTCAAGTAAAAGGAAGCGGCAACGTACTCATCAACACCACCACAGATGTAGCGTCTGCAATTCTAAACGTAACAAGCACAACCAAAGGCTTCCTACCTCCACGAATGACACAGACACAGAGAAACGCTATTGCATCACCGGCCATTGGGCTTGAGATTTATCAGACTGATGCGACTGAAGGAAAGTATATTTATAAATCGTCCGGATGGACATATATCGGTTAACAATAAAAAATAAAAAATGGAAAACACAACACCACAAGTACAAGGAGTAGCTATCGAGCCGGTAGTATTCCCATTAAACGAAGGTACAGCAACACGCTTGACTGTATTAGTCCTTAACTTTGAAACGTCTGCAACTACCTGCACGACTTACTACCAACTCCTTACTGAGGAAGGTAAACAGTTGCGCCAAGGTAACTATACCTTGACAGAGGAGCAGTTTGCAACGTGGGGTACTGACAACAGCGTAGTAGACAACTATGTTGCTGAATACCTTGGAGTAGTAATCATTTAATCTATATAATCATGAATCAAATCGTCTTAAATCAAGAAAAACTACAGCAGTTAGAAGCATTCATTCAGGAGATGCCCGTTAAGTACGGCCTCCCATTAATTCAGTTCCTCAATGAGCTTGCCAAAGAGCAACAGCCTGAGGAGCCAAAAGAAGATTAATAAATGGCAGGAATAAAGATTGTCGACCTACCCGCATTGGGTAGAGACCTTATAAGCACGGACCTACTTGAGGTTTCATTAAGTGGAAGCGGTAGTCGCAAGATTACAGGCCAAGAGATTATGAACGCCTCAAAATTGGCTGTTGGCTCAACACCAATAGTCTCAGGCACGGTGGGTCGACTCTTATTCCAAGGCACAGGAAATGTGCTCGGTCAGAACAGCTTTTTATTTTGGGACAACTCAAATACTAGGCTTGGAGTAGGCACAAACACGCCTCTCTACACGCTTGACGTAGCAGGTAATATTCACGGCAATGGTATTTTTGCTGAGTACAACATTGTAACCACATCGGGCAACGTATGGCTCAGTGATGGCTACGCTATCGGAGATTACGGCACGGGCAACAACCGCATTGAGTTCTATAATAACCGCATCTCATTGTTCGGCAACGGCAACGAGGCTATGCGCATTGTAGGCTCAACACAAAACGTCCTTATCGGCACCACCACAGATGCAGGATATAAACTTAATGTAAACGGAACTGCGAGAATACAGAATGTATTAACAGTTTCATCTCCCGGATTTACTGCTTTTAGCACAGCAAATACTTTTGCTGTAGATACAGGTTCGAATAATTATAGAACCGTTAGTTTAATGGGTTGGAATCAATACCATGCGGGTTCAGGAACAAATAATACATTAGATGCTTTTGCGGTAGGTGGTAATACATCATCATCATCAAACGGAAGTTATTTCTTTAGAGTAAATCTTTCAGGAGGTAACTCAGGTGGTATATATGGGTCTTCAGGAAATAATACATCTCTAGCTCAATTAAATGCTCCAACTACATCAAACTTTTATGTAACAGCACAAGGAAATGGAGGATTGGTTCAAGGTTCAACAAATGGATTTTTAATATCAACAATTTCAGACGGTAGCAATTTATCATTGAGAAGTGAGAAAGGAACCGGTGGCGGTGGCGGTGGAATTAATTACCTTTCATCTATAAATGGCTCAAACCATTCTCATCGCTTCTTCCATAACAATGTGGAGCAGATGCGCCTTCAATACAGTGGAAATCTACTCATCAATACCACTACAGATGCCGGATATAAACTTGACGTGAATGGTACTGCGAGAGTGAGTGGGAACTTAACACTTACAAATGGTAGTTTGATTTTATCTTCATATTATACAGTAGGAGATGGCACCTATTCCTTAAGGAGAGACTATTTATTATCTTATGACCCTTTCCGTATTTATACTGTTCCAAATCAAGTACCTTTATATTTAGGAAGTGGAGTAATAAATACTTGTGTAGTTTTAAATGGTGTTAATGATACACAAAGAGGTTTTGGAATTGCAGATGACGGCACACCAAGTTTATTGAATTCAGCTGTACTTCAATTAAATTCTACAAAGAGAGGCTTCCTACCACCACGAATGACAAATGCTCAGAGAGCAGCGATTGCAAGCCCGGCAGTAGGGCTTATTGTATACTGCACAGACGCAACAGAAGGTTTATATGTTTACAAGTCCACAGGATGGACATTTATGGTATAAGACATGGCAGGAATAAAAATAGTTGATTTACCGCCATTAGGACGGGATTTAGCAGCAACAGACCTATTGGAGCTGTCGCTTGCAGGAGGAACAGGTAGCCGAAAGATTACCGGTCAGGAGATAATGAACGCGTCAAAGCTGAACGTCAACAATACCCCAATCATTAATGGTACTGTTGGACGTGTCCTCTTTCAAGGCACAGGCAATGTCCTTCAACAGAGTTCGTCTTTATTTTGGGATGCTACGAACAACCGCTTGGGTATTGGGGTTACTAACCCTTCTCAAAAATTATCAATAGTCGGAAATAATTTTTTAATGTTTACAGGTGTATCAGCTCAGAATATGCCTGCTTATATTGGAACTGATTCTTCTGATAATTTCTATGTATATTCTGCAGGTCAAGGAAGTGGAAAGTCAGCATATTATGGTCCAAGTAGTGGAACTCACTTAAGAACAAGCTCAGGTTCCCTTGATTTATTTGTAGGTAATGGCGCTCCTATTTTAGGATTAAGATTAAATTCAACAGGTAACATCCTAATCGGCACAACAACCGATGCAGGTTTTAAGTTGGATGTTAATGGTACTGCTAGGGTGCAGGGAACAACAACACTTGGTGATGTTGCAACTTGTCTTCAAGGATTAAGAGTAAATGGTGGTTATACTGCATTTAATGCCTCAACAATTCTTGGTTCAGCTGCTCAATCAGGAAACACATTTAACTTTTCTACTCAATATATAGGTGGAGCAACAGGTACTACAAATTACTTTAATTTCACAGGAACTTTAGCTTCAGCAACAGGAGGTTCTTTTAATGTGTTTAATGTTCAACAAACATTTAGTAACACAAACTCTTCACAAACATTTAGAGGATTTTATTACAATCCAAATATTGCAGGACTTCAATCAGGAACAACACACCGTGCTATTGAGACAACCACGGGAGATGTAATATTCGGAACAACAAGTGGCAACGTAGGTATTGGTACGAGTACGCCTGTTCAAAAATTTCATGTTAATGGTGTTGGAGTATTTGGACCCGGGACGGCAGGAACTTCTTATATTCAAATGTCAGAAGGTAGTGTATCAGGTAGATTAAATAGAATTACATTTAATGATTTTGATGGAGGAACAAGTACAAGAGGAGGTTGGTTAGAAATTGGAGTATATAATGCACAAATTAGATATGGTTCATACAATACATTTTTTATAGGAAGCTCGACAAGACCATATCGTTTTTTCATGAAAGATGGTACTGACAACGTAATTATTTCAAACGGTACAGTTGCCCCAACAGATGCGGGTTACTTATTTGATGTTCAAGGTACTGCGAGGGTGAGTGGTGCTTTGACACTAGGAAATGGATTAACATTCAATTTAGATGGCTCTACTACAAGAATTTTTAATAGTGGTCAAATTAACTATCAATCTAATGTAATAAACGGAACTCAACATAATTTTACAAATCAAGTTGGGTACAATACAGGAACAATAATGACCATAAGTGGAGGAGGCGCTGCCAATCCTTCAACGACAGGTAATATGGCTATTCAAGCTATAGGAGGAAGGATGTCTTTCGCATCTGGAAATGCAACTTATAATGCTGTACAGGTTAGTACATCTATAGAAAATACAGGGACCTATAATGGTATAATTAGAGGATTCTATTATAACCCTGCTGTATCAGGAACAGGATATTCTCACTTTGCCTTCCACTCAACAAGTGGGCGAGTAAGGTTTGAGGGATTGCCTACGTCACCTACGGGGTTGAATGCAGGTGACATTTACAATGACGGTGGAATTTTGAAGATTGTATAAGACATGGCAAAGATTAAAGAAATTAGTAACTTTGTGAAGGCGAGCAAGAAGGAACGCCCGGGTATTCATGCTAAGGCTAAGACGTCAAAGCTAAAGTCGTCAAAGCTCTACAAGAAAAAGTACAAAGGACAAGGAAAATGAAAAGCAAGTTGATAACATTCTTGATAGCACTCACAGCAATGTGGGCCCCGGTAGAGCTGTCTGCCATATGTCTATTTATAACAATTGGCGTAGACACCATCGTAAAGCTCATATCTCTTTGGTATATAGCCAAGAGAGAAAAGAGAGCCTACCGTGAGGTGTTTCTATCAAAGATGTTACGCAGAGGGTATATGTTCAAGCTCGCAGGATACGCATTTGTAGCTCTTCCGCTTCTACCGCTTGACTTCTATCTACTCACGCCATTTGTCAGTAGCGTTCTAAATAGCGCAGGGTATGAGATTGTTCTAAACAAGGCCATCTTTACCAATGGTATACTTATCATCTTCTCACTTATCGAGATATCGTCAATCAATGAGAATTGGTTTGACATCACAGGAAACAATATGCTAAAGGCTGTATTCTCAGTAGTCAAAAAGATTCGTGCAGCAGTCGAAAACGCAGCAAGCACCTATAGAAATATAAAGCAATGAACATTAAGCAGGTAGACTTCGCAGCATCACACTACTTCAAGGAAGAAACCAAGAAGAAGCAGATATACCTACACCACACTGCAGGAAATGGCAATGCTGAGCAGGTATTTAAGTATTGGGCATCAACAAAGGACCGTGTAGCAACCTGTGTTGCGATAGGAACAGACGGATTAATTGCTCAGGGATTTAGCTCAAAGTATTGGGGATACCACCTTGGTCTAAAGCAGGGTGTATTTAATTCTAACGGTGTTCCTTACCAAAGCCTAGATAAGCTATCAATCGGTGTAGAGATATGCAATTGGGGCTTCTTAAAAGAGGCATCAAAAGGCAAGTTTGTAAACTACGTTGGCATAGAGATACCTAAGAAGGATGTCATCAAGCTTGATACTCCATACAAGGGTTTTCAGTTTTGGCACTCATATACCAAGGAGCAGATTGAATCAACAAAAGAATTGTTACTATATTGGAATGATATTTATGGAATACCATTGGACTATAATGAAGACATTTGGAGTGTGTCAAGAAGAGCATTGGCCGGTAACCCCGGAGTATACACACACAACTCTGTTAGAAAAGATAAGACTGACGTATATCCTCATCCCGAGCTAATCGAAATGCTTAAGTCATGCGCAACAAAATAGCAGGAACCAAGACAGGAACTTCACGTACTGCAAAGTACTATCAGTCAAATCCTGAGGCTAGAGCCAAGAAGGAGGCGTATGATAAAGAATACCACTCTACTGAGGCACGTAAGAACTATCGTGCTGAGCTCAACAAAGAGAACAGAGAGAAGGGAACTTATGGTAACGGGGATAAGAAAGACGTAGCTCATAAGTCTCGCACCCGTACACGTATGCAGTCTCAATCAAAAAATCGCGCTGACAAGAAGCGCTCATTCTTCAAGTGATGAAACAATTAGCGCTTATTTTAATCATAGCGCACCTAGTTCTAGGATGCTCAGCTACTAAATTGCATGATAAAGCAATTCAAAAGGGATATGTTCATACCATTGATATAGACACCATAAAAGTACCTTACTTAGTTGTAAAAAACATTCAGGGAAAAGATTCATTGATTTATAGAGATTCTATAGTTCCTAAAATTGTAACTGAATATATTCCTAGATGGCGCACACGATTCGATAATCAGCGATTTAAGGATAGTTTAGCACATATTCGCAAAATGTATCAGGACTCACTGCGTAATGCCCTTAAAGCTCAAAAAATAGCACTCCAAAAACAAAAGGTTGAAGCTAAGAAAGAAACAAAAAAGACTAGGCATGAAAATAAGAAAGGTGCAAATCTATTTCTACTTGGTTTAGTCATTGGAATAATACTGACTCTAATTATAAGATATGCAGCTAATCAAGCACTCAAAAAACTTGCATGAGATAATCGTCCCGACAGATGATTTTCAGATAGCAATGCTCTCAGACATCCATTGGGATAATCCTAAGTGTGATTGGGAGGTTCTCACAAAGCACCTTGAATACTTTAAGAAGCACGACATACCTATCATGATAAATGGGGACTTCTTTTGTCTGATGCAGGGTCGTGGCGATAATCGCAGAAACAAGTCAGACATACGTCCTGAGCATAACAACTTTAGGTACCTTGACTCAATTGTAGAGACAGCTGTAGAATGGTGGGCCCCATACGCTCACCTTTTGACTGTTATAGGGTATGGTAACCATGAGACGGGTGTAATCAAATACCAAGAGACTGACATCCTACAGCGCTTTGTTGACCTGCTTAATCTTAAGTGCGGAACAAACGTGCAGGTAGGTGGATATGGTGGGTGGTTGGTAATTAAGATTGGAGTTAGAAACTTAGTTACGTACAAGGTTAAGTACTTCCATGGCTCGGGAGGCGGTGGAATAGTTACAAAGGGCGCCATTAATCTAACTAGGGCCTTAGAGCTATATGAAGACTTTGATGTATTTACAATGGGTCATATTCACGAGAATGCATCTCGTAATGACGTTAGAGATATGATTCAACATAATCCAAGCCAAGGTTATTGCGTAAAGCATCGTCAGATTCATTTGATGTTGACGGGAACTTATAAAGAGGAATACGAGGATGGACATCACGGTTGGCACGTAGAGCGAGGAGCTCCACCAAAACCACTAGGTGGGCGTATACTTAGATTTAAAAACATACGTGTTATAAAGGATGGTCTTGATAGGATGGAGAAGAGTATTGACTCGAATAAAATAATTATCTAATAAATTGTATCTTTGTAAAAATTAAATCAAATGAAAGTAGAAAAATTTTTAACGCAAGAAGAGCTTGAAAAGACTCAAGCTATGCACGGTCAATTTAACCAACTTAAGCTTCACGTTGCTGATGCTGAGTTGCAGAAGCAAGCTGCTCTGAGAAACATTGAGATTCTTAGAAGTGAGTTTGCAAAGCATGAACAGGAACTAATGACTAAGTACGGTGAGGATGCTGTAATTAACATGCAAACCGGAGAGGTCACAAAAAAATAAGAGATGAAGATTAGTAGCTACGCAAATGATTCAACGCCAAACTTAAATGATAAGTTAATTGGTACTGACGTTAATAACTTGGATGCAACCAAAAATTACCTTATTGGTGACATTGTGTCATTAGTTAATGCTAATCTATCTGCAACTCAGGTATTAAACGGAACATCATTTGTTACGCAGGCTCCATCAGCACTTGACACACCGTTGATTGTATCATTTGGCGCTGCTCAAGGAAGCCCATCAACTGATGTTTCGTTAGATGCATTTGGAAAGGTTACATTCAATAAGGCGGGACTCTACATGATTAATGGATTTGGTTCTGTTGAGCGTCAAGGTTCGTCAGGTGGTGTAGCTATTCTTTTGTTTAGAGCACGTTTGAATGGAACTCAGGTTAGCGTGACTAAAGGATTCCATCTTGACGCACCGAACTTAGACATACCTTACGAGGTAACCATACCATTCCAAGCGAATGTTGGTGACATCTTTTGGTTTGAAATTATGCGTGACTCGTCAGGTGTAAACCAAGGTGGCCTTTACGGCCACACAGTGCTAGGTGGTTGGTCTAATGTACCATCATCTCAGATTCAAATTTGGAAATTAAATTAAATGGAAATCAGGAAGATATCGGTTGGCCCGGACTATAAGGGTGGAGCGATGCATTACATTGTTGGTCAGAAGGTATTAGGTGAGAGTCAAGAGATTCACCTTATTAAGTACGATGACCATAAGCAATCAGTTAAGATTTATATTGCCAATGAAAAGAATGAGGTTGTCCTTTGGAAGGAGTTCAACAATACCGTTCCGATTGCCATTGAGTACAATATAAATATCTAATGCAATCACCATTCTACTTTATCACAAGACCAATTAGCGGAAAGAGATACAATAACACCAAGGAGATAGGTGGTATTGAGCTAATTATTAGTACCTCTGAAGAGGACCACAGATTCTCAAATAGAGAGGCAGAGGTTATTGAGGTACCCGTAGACTACAGCGGTCCAATTAAGATTGGAGATAAGCTTCTAGTCCATCACAATGTATTCAAGTTCTACAATGACATGAGAGGTCGCCGGAAGAGTGGTAAAAGCTTTTTTAAGGAGGACCTCTTTTTTATTGATGATGAACAGTTCTTCATGTATCACAATGAGACGGGTTGGCATGCGTATGACAGATATTGCTTTGTTCAACCTATCAAGCCTGAGGAGTCATTTATCTATAAGCCAATTGAGGAAGAGCCTCTTATGGGTATAATGAGATATCCAAACAAAGCTCTTATGGATGCAGGAATAAAGGCCGGAGATAAGGTATGCTTTAAGCCTGATAGCGAGTATGAATTTAATGTGGACGGAGAAAAGCTATACCGTATGTATGACCATCAAATTACAATCAAGTTATGAGCAGAGAGAAACAATTAAGGCTTAATATTATTGAGGCAGGCTACAGAGCTGTTGAGCAATTAATAAAGGTTGCTAAGGAAGATATCATCAAGCCTGACCCTGAGGATGACCTTTCGGCAGATAAACTAAAGAACGCTGCAGCATCAAAACGATTGGCTATATTTGATGCATTTGAGATTTTAAATAAAATTGAAGCTGAGAAAGCTACGCTAGAGGAGGTAAAAGATGAATCATCAAAACTTGACACAAAGCAGGGTTGGGCTGAGCGAAGAGCTAAATAGTCTATGCAGTATAGTCGATGACTATATTCCAAAGAATATTGTTTCTACAAAGAATAGGAACAGGACTTGGAGCTATGGGTATAACGACCAATACGATATTGTAGTTATATCAAAGACAGGGCAGATTGGAGATATTGTAAAGATATCGGGTCTTCATATTGCGTTACCACTAGCACCTAAGGAGTGTCTTCAAAGACACTCTAAAGCATCTGAGCAGTATTGGCAGAGAGAAGAACTACCTAGTCAACTTGGAAGAATACAATCAATATTTCAGTGGCATGAGATGCCTAAAGACTTTAAGGCTAGATATGTAGACTATATAGAGGAAGAGTTTGATAGGAGAGAGAATGGGCATTGGTTTATGAACAATGGAAGGCCCCACTATATCACAGGGGCTCACTACATGTATCTTCAATGGTCTAAGATTGACATCGGATATCCTGACTTTCGCGAAGCAAATAGAATACTATATATTTTTTGGGAGGCATGCAAGGCAGACCCTAGAAGCTTCGGTATGGTTTACTTAAAGATACGCCGTTCCGGTTTCTCATTCATGTCTTCTTCAGAGTGCGTGAATATTGGAACTCTTGCAAAAGATGCAAGGGTTGGAATATTATCTAAGACAGGTGCTGATGCTAAGAAGATGTTTACAGATAAGGTAGTACCAATCAATAGCAACCTACCTTTCTTCTTCAAGCCTGTTATGGATGGTATGGATAAGCCAAAGACAGAGCTTGCATACCGGGTGCCTGCATCAAAGATTACCAAGAAGAATATGTCTGACGTTGACAGCGATGAGATAGATGGCCTTGACACAACAATAGATTGGAAGAACACAGACGACAACAGCTATGATGGTGAGAAGCTGTTATTCCTAGCTCATGACGAGAGTGGAAAATGGATTAAACCAAATAACATTCTGAACAATTGGCGCGTAACTAAGACGTGTCTTCGTCTAGGTTCAAAAGTAATTGGCAAGTGTATGATGGGTTCTACATCTAACGCACTTGCTAAGGGTGGTCAGAACTTTAAGGACCTGTACGAGGACTCTAGGATATCTACCCGAAATGCAAACGGTCAGACTAAGTCAGGCCTATATGCTCTATTTATTCCAATGGAGTGGAATATGGAAGGCTTTATTGATATCTATGGTATGCCTGTTCTACGTAAACCTAGCAATCCTGTAAAAGGAATTGATGGGAATTGGATTATGAACGGAGCTATCGACTATTGGGAGGCTGAAGTTGAATCACTTAAAAATGACCCTGATGCACTTAATGAATACTATCGTCAGTTCCCGCGCACTGAGTCTCATGCTTTCCGTGATGAGTCAAAAGCAGCGCTGTTCAATCTTACTAAGATATACCAACAGATTGACTATAATGACACAATCATAAAAGAGCACTACATGACTAGAGGTTCCTTCAGTTGGAAGGATGGTATACGAGATAGTCAAGTTATATTCACTCCCGATAAGAGGGGGAGGTTCTTGGTATCTTGGACACCCGCTAAACATCTTCAGAACAATGTGTATGAGAAGCATGGTATAAAACATCCCGGCAATGACCATATGGGGGCATTTGGATGTGACTCCTACGATATCTCAGGCGTTGTTGTTGGACGAGGTTCAAATGGAGCGCTGCATGGCCTTACTAAGTTCCATATGGATGATGGCCCTGTAAATGAGTTCTTTCTAGAGTATATAGCTAGACCTCAGACTGCAGAGATATTCTTTGAAGAAGTGCTTATGGCCTGCGTATTCTATGGTATGCCAATCTTAATTGAGAACAACAAACCTCGATTACTTTATCACTTTAAGAACAGGGGGTACCGTGGATTCTGTATCAATCGTCCTGACAAAACATATAACAAACTATCTAAGACTGAGCGAGAGCTAGGTGGTATACCAAACTCATCTGAGGATGTAAAGCAGGCTCATGCAGCTGCTGTTGAGTCTTATATCGAGAAGTATATTGGACTTAACTCAGAGGGTGATATGGGCACAATGCCTTTCACTAGGACACTAGAGGATTGGGCTAAGTTTGATATTAGCGACCGAACAATGTTTGATGCCACAATTAGCTCAGGATTGGCTATAATGGCCTGTCAGAAGCACTTATATCAACCCGAGGTAAAAGAGTCAAAAATAAGCATTAAATTTGCTAGATATAATAATAAAGGGAATATTAGCTCCTTAGATACATGAAAGAAGTAATTGTAAACATATCATCTACGTCATTTCCGAGTCAATTCGCAACTGATGCAGAGAAAGAAACCCTTGAGTTTGGTCTCCAAGTTGGACAGGCCATCCAATATGAGTGGTTTAGAAAAGATGGTAACCAATGTAGATACTACAGTCAGTGGCGTGACTTTCACCGACTCCGTCTATATGCACGTGGAGAACAACCTATTCAGAAGTACAAGGATGAGCTTGCCGTTGATGGCGACCTTTCATATATCAATCTAGATTGGACTCCTGTTCCAATCATACCTAAGTTTGTTGACATTGTTGTCAATGGAATGTCAGACCGCTTATTCAAAGTTAAGGCGTATGCACAGGATGCAATGTCACAAGCAAAGCGTAGTAAGTATCAGGATATGATTGAGAGTCAGATGGTTGCAAAAGACCTTCTTACTAGTATCCAAGAGAACACAGGTGTAGACCCATTTGTAATGAAGCCTGATGAGCTTCCAAATAGCGATGAGGAACTATCGTTATACATGAACCTCAACTACAAGCCTGCAATTGAGATTGCAGAGGAGGAGGCTATCAATACAATTCTTGATGAGAATAGGTATAGCAATATTCGTAGTCAGTGTGACTATGACCTTATGTGCCTTGGTATTGCTGTCGAGAAGCACGAGTTTCTTCCCGGAGCAGGTATTCAGGTGTCATACGTAGACCCGGCAAACGTAGTCTATAGCTATACAGAAGACCCTTACTTCCGTGACTGTTTCTATTGGGGTGAGATTAAGACACTTCCAATTACCGAGCTTTACAAGATTGACCAATCTCTTACTAATGAAGATTTAGAGAAGATATCTAAATACAGTCAGAGTTGGTATGACTACTATAATGTAGCTCAGTTCTATGAAAATAATGTTTTTTACCGTGATACGTGTACTCTTCTATACTTTAACTATAAGACTACTAAAAAGATTGTATACAAGAAGAAAATTCTTGATAATGGAAATACTCGAATGATTGAAAAAGACGAGAACTTCAACCCTCCCGTGGAGATGATGGAAGAAGGTCGTTTTGAAAAAGTCGAGAAGATAATTGACGTTTGGTATGAAGGAATCATGGTTATGGGTACTAACATCCTGCTTAAGTGGGAGCTAGCTCAGAACATGGTTAGACCAAAGTCTGCTACTCAGCATGCACTACCAAACTATGTGGCTGTTGCGCCTCGTATGTACAAGGGTGTAATTGAGTCATTGGTACGTAGAATGATACCATTTGCTGACCTCATCCAATTGACGCACTTAAAGCTTCAGCAGGTTATATCGCGCGTTGTTCCGGATGGTGTATTTATTGACGCCGATGGTCTCAATGAGGTTGACCTTGGTACGGGCAATGCTTATAATCCTGAGGATGCATTAAGACTCTACTTCCAAACAGGTAGCGTTATTGGTCGTAGCTATACACAGGATGGGGACTTTAACAATGCTAGGGTTCCAATCCAAGAGCTCAATAGCAACTCAGGTGCTGCTAAGACTCAGATGCTTATTGCAAACTACAACCACTACCTTGACATGATTCGTGCGGTAACAGGTCTTAATGAGGCTAGAGATGGTTCTGACCCGGACCCACGTGCATTGATTGGCGTACAGAAACTTGCTGCATTAAATTCAAACACTGCTACACGTCATATACTTGATGGAAGCTTATATATGTTTAAGTCTATATCTGAAGCACTCACGTACAGAATTGCAGATATTCTTGAGTATGCTGACTTCAGGGATGATTTTGCCAATAAGATTGGTAAATATAATGTATCAATACTAGATGAAATTAAAGACCTATACATATATGATTTCGGAATTTTTATTGATATCTCTCCTGATGAAGAGGAAAAAGCACAACTCGAACAAAACATTCAAGTTGCTTTATCTAAGGGTGATATTAACCTTGAGGATGCGATTGATATACGCGAAATTAAAAATATCAAATTGGCTAACCAACTCCTCAAACTGAAACGAGTTAAGAAGGAGGAGAAGGCTCAACAGATGGCTATTCAGCAGCAGGCTATGCAGGCACAGCAGCAGATGCAGATTCAGCAGATGTCAGCTCAGGCTGCCATGGCTAAGATTCAGGCTGAGACTCAGTCAAAGATGCAGCTTAAGCAGGCAGAGGTGGCTTTTGATATTGAGAAAATGAAGAATGAAGCAATGCTCAAGCAGCAGTTGATGCAGTCAGAGTTCGAGATGCAGATGCAGCTTAAGGGTGTTGAAGAAGAGTCATTGAGTAATAGAGAGAAGGACCGTGAGGAAGCCAAGGCTAAACGTATTAGTCAGCAAAACAGCGAGCAATCTAAATTAATTAATCAGAGAAAGAACAATCTTCCTCCGATAAGCTTTGAGTCTAATGAGGATTCCCTTGATGGGTTTGATTTAGCCGAGTTTGAACCCCGCTAAAACAATAAAAAATAATATATAACTTTGTAAAAATTAAATCTAATGGAAATTAAAGTAAAAGAAGTATCAGGAATTGTCGAGAAGAGTCAAGCTCAGATAGAAGATGAATTACTACAGAAGCATGAGGAAAGTTTAAATACGCCTCCTGCTCCAATTGATGAGCCACCTATCGACACACCTCCAATTGACGAACCGCCAATTGAGACTCCTGAACTTAGAGAAGAAGACGTTCTTTCATATTTGGGTAAAAGATACAACAAGGAGATTAGCTCATTTGATGAGCTAATGGCTCAGCGTCAGGAGAACCAAGAGTTACCTGAGGATGTTGAGGCGTTCCTTAAGTATAAGAAAGAAACAGGGCGTGGTATCCAAGACTACTTGAAATTACAAGAAGACTTTGATTCCATGAACCCTGATACAATGTTGAAGCAATACTTCATGGCTACAGAGGTCGGTCTCGATGAGGAAGACATTGAAGCCATGATGGAAGAGTTTGCTTATGATGAGGACCTAGATGATGATTCTCATATTAAGAAAGCTAAGATTGCTAAGAAGAAGGCTATTGCTAAGGCCAAGGATTATTTCAACTCTCAAAAAGAGAAATATAAGCAACCTGTTGAGTCAATTGGAAGCAGAGTATCTGATGAAGAGAAGGAAGAGCTTGAGGCGTATAAACAATACATACAAAAGTCAAAGAGTCTGCAGGAAGAGCAAGAGCGTCAATCCTCTTGGTTTCAGAAGAAGACTGACGAGGTGTTTAGTCAAGAGTTCAAAGGTTTTGAGTTCAGTATTGACGACAAGAAGTTAGTGTTCTCTCCGGGTGATGCGACAGAGCTTAAGAAGCTACAATCAAATCCATACAACTTTATTAATAGGTATTTGGATGAGAGCGGGCTTATTAGCGATGCTGTAGGTTACCACAGGTCTTTGGCAATTGCAATGAATCCCGAGAAGTTTGCTAAGTTCTTTTATGAACAAGGTCAATCTGATGCAACGGATGATATTAACAAAAAAATTAAAAATGTTAATATGACTGAGCGCAGAGCACCTGAAGCAATATCTAAGGGAGGAATGCAAATCCGAGAAGTAAATCCTGACACAGGTCGTGGATTGAAAATCAAAAGTGCAAAAAGAATATAAACAATTAAAAAAAGAAAAAAATGTCTTTATTAGCTACACCTCCGTATCAGTTGCAGCCGAGTGCTGAACAGGTACCATTGTCAAGCAACTACTTGACAAACTTTAACTTCATGAATCAGTATTTACCTGATACATATGAGAAAGAATTTGAGCGCTACGGAAACCGTACCGTTGCATCTTTCCTTCGTATGGTAGGTGCTGAGATGCCGTCTATCTCTGACCAAATCAAATGGGCTGAGCAAGGTCGTTTGCATACCAAGTACACCAAGGTTGTTACAGGTGCTGTTCCTTCAGGTTCTCCTGTTAATAACGCACAGTTCACTGTGAATGACTTGAACGTATCAGGTATCGCAATTCGCGTTGGTCAAACTGTAATGCTCACTCCTAATGTTGCAGGTGGTGGTACTCAAAACAAAGGTATCGTTACTGCTGTTAACACAGGTACTGACCAATTTACAGTTTACTTCTACGAGGCTGCAGGTTTCCACAACAACAACACTGCTGCTAACGAGTTTACCGTATTTATCTATGGTTCTGAGTTCAAGAAAGGAACTAACGGTATGATTGGTTCATTGGAAGCTGAGGATGAAATCTTCTCTAACAGCCCAATCATCATCAAAGACAAGTACGCTGTTTCAGGTTCTGACATGGCTCAAATTGGTTGGATTGAAGTAACTACTGAGAATGGTGCTACAGGATACCTTTGGTATTTGAAGTCTGAGCACGAGACTCGTCTCCGCTTTGAGGACTACCTCGAAACTTCTATGTTGGAAGCTGTTCCTGCTGAATCAGGTTCAGGTGTTGCCACTCAGACTGTTAACAACCAAGTTGGTAACAAAGGTTCTGAGGGTGTATTCTACGTAGTTAACTCTCGTGGTAACGTATGGGGTGGTGGTAACCCAACTTCATTACAAGACTTCGACACTGTTATCTCACGTCTTGACAAGCAAGGTTCTATCGAAGAAAACGTATTGTTTGTAAACCGTGACTTCAGCTTCGATATCGATGATATGTTGGCTGCTCAAAACTCTTACGGTGCAGGTGGTACTTCTTACGGTTTGTTTGATAACGACCGCGATATGGCCCTTAACCTTGGTTTCTCAGGATTCCGCCGTGGTTATGACTTCTACAAAACAGATTGGAAATACCTCAACGACCCAACTATGCGTGGTGGATTGACTCCTTCTGCTACAGGAGCTACAACTGCTAACTCAATCACAGGTCTATTAGTTCCTGCAGGTTCAACTACTGTTTACGACCAAATCCTTGGTAAAAACGCTAAGCGTCCATTCTTACACGTGCGTTACCGCGCTTCTGAGACTGAAGACCGCCGTTACAAAACATGGATTACAGGTTCTGCCGGTGGTGCTGCTACTAGCGACCTCGATGCAATGGAAGTCAACTTCTTATCTGAGCGTGCTGTATGTACCTTGGGTGCGAACAACTTCGTATTGTTCCGTTACGGAGCCTAATCTTTGGATTAACTAAATAGGGAGTGTCTTCAAAGACACTCCCTTATTTTAAACTTTAATTATATTATATCTTATGTCAAAAAAAGTAAAGTTGGCTCCTGCCGACAGAGTCTATCGACTCAAGAATGATAGGGCACCGTTGTCCTTTATGCTTTCAGCAAGAAATACTCATCGTTCACCACTTCTTTGGTATGATGAAGAAAAGAATCAAAACCGACCACTTCGCTACGCGATAAACCAAAGGAGCCCCTTTGAGGATGAGCAGGATGGAAATCCAATTATCCAACCAATTATATTTGAGAATGGCTTCTTAAGTGTTCCAAAAAACAATCCTGTGCTTCAGGAGTTCTTATATTATCATCCACAGAATGGTGCCATCTTTGAAGAGGTTAATAACGAGCGTGATGCACAAGAAGAGGTAGAATACCTTACTGCAGAGGTTGATGCTTTGATTAAGGCCCGTGAGCTTTCAATCGAAGAGCTTGAGACGGTATACCGCGTATTATTCAATAAGGATGTTAGTCGTGTTACAACAGCAGAGATGAAACGAGATGTTCTTATCTATGCACGTAACTACCCGGGTTCATTCTTAAACGCATTAGATGACCCAATGTTAAGACTTCAGTCTCAGGTGCATATCTTCTTTGACATGGGATTGCTTGGCTTTAGAAACAGCAACAAAGAGGTTTGGTATAACACACCAACCAACAAGAAAAAAATGATTAATGTACCTTACGGTGAAGACCCGTACATGCTTGTTGCAATGTACCTGAAGACCGATGAAGGTATTGAGGCATTAAAAATGTTAGAGCATCACTTGGAGAATGCATAAATAATATTATATTTGTAATGTTGTTTTAGAGTTTACGCTCATTTGTTTGTTTGATAAAGGTGTCCTAGCGGCACCTTTATTTTTTTGTATCTTTGTGAAAAGATATTTCAATGATTAACTCAGTAAGAAACACTGTATTGTCTGTTCTAAATAAGAACAACTACGGATATATCTCTCCTTCTGACTTCAATTTATTTGCCAAGCAGGCACAGATGGAGATATATGAAGAGTACTACAGCAGCTACAATAAGACGATAAATGCAGAGAATGCGCGCGTATCAGGGACTGAATATGCTGATATTGAGAATCCTATTGCTGAGGTATTAGAGGGTTTTCTACGTAATGATACCCTTACTCAGGTATCTCCAACAACAAACCAATACTACGTACCATCCTTGGTAACAACAGGCTATAACTTCTATATGATTAGCCGCTTGACTTGTTTTAATGGAGCCACAAGATTGGGTGATGCTGAAAAGGTGGCTAATGCTCGCCTCTACATGTTGTTAGACTCAAACCTTACAGCACCAACAACAAAGTATCCTGCATATATCATTGAGGAAGACATAATTACAGTTTATCCTGACACTATCAATGGAGTATCATCTTTGAAGTGCTCTTACTTTAGGCTCCCTAAGGACCCCAAGTGGACATATATTAGCTTGCCAAATGGTGAGCCTGCATTTGACCAATCTCAGCCTGACTATCAAGATTTTGAGCTTCCGGGAGAAGACGAGTACAAATTGGTTATGAAGATTCTTCAGTACTGTGGTATGTCAATTAGAGAGATTCAAGTTGCTCAGTACGCAATACAACAAGAGCAGAGTGAAAACCCTGCATTTAGTACACAACAATAATAGACCATGGCATATATTTCACAATATCAATACTACGAGAATGGTGGTAACCAACCTGAGGATGCCAATTGGGGCTCATATCAGTATGTAAGCCTGTATGAAATTGTCAACAACTTTATGTTGATGTATTCAGGCAACCACTCACTAGTAAATAATGAGGAGCGCTACAAGATTATTTTTCATGCAAAGCGCGCTATTCAAGAGTTAAACTACGATGCTTTTAAAGAAATTAAAGTTCTTCAACTTACAGTATGTGACCAACTTCGATTTGTCTTACCATCTGACTATGTCAATTGGGTTCGCATCTCTCTATATAAGGATGGTGTTATTAGACCAATGACAGAGAATATTCAGGTTCAGTCTGCAAAGGCATACCTTCAGGATAACAACTGCAAGATTCTTTTCGACCAAAACGGAAATGCATTAGAGCCTCAGTATTCTGAGCTTGATTGGGACCGAATTACAGGAACTGAAAAAAGCATTTATCTAAACCCAATAAGCCAATATAACGGACAGTATGGTTGGTATTATGAGGGAGATTGGTATTTTGAGGCAGGCATTGGTGCTCGATATGGTTTAAATACAGAGACAGCCAACGGAAATCCTCAGTTTACTATTGATAAGAAGTCAGGAGTTATTAACTTTAGCTCACATATGTCGGGAGAGTCAGTTATTCTTGAATACATATCTGATGGTATGGAGAATGGTGATGACAGCCTAGTGACTGTAAACAAGTTGTTTGAGAAGTACGTATATGCTTACATTCAGTATGAGAT